GGTACGGTTTAGGTAATACCTGTAGGTATCAATAACCTGTTGGGAGGTAACAGCCATGTCAAACCACCAATGCCCTTGCTATCTGCTCATGGATTAGCAGATGTTGTTGTATCCAGTCGTAGAAGTCATCTTCTTGGTTCCAGTCCGTATCCAACAAATTAAATGGGTTGTCTAAGTCTAAGATTGTGGCAAACGCCTGATGTTCAATTTGATGCGCTGCAAGCCAATCATCTAAGTCCTCAATGTCAGCATCAATCAATGGATACCTAGGTACGATAAAACCTGCATCTATAAGCCGTTCTGCAAAAGACCTGTGCTGCACTCCGTTTTCAAACAACATTTCCTTCAACCCTTCTGGGTCGCCAAAGCGCACCTGGGCCAAAGCATCCATGTTGTAGCCACTCATTTGTCTACCTTAGTCTCCAGACGATCAAATATCTTGCCCAACATCCCTTTAATCTCAAGAATGTCCTCTCGGTAGTCGTCCTTGGTTACATAGCGTATCGGCATATCCTTGATGTTGTCCTCTATCTTCTCTACAGACCTAGTAAGCCTGTTGAGAATCCACATGCCGAAGGCACCAGCAAGGCCAAAGCCAAGGTTCAGAAGCCATTGGTATTCCACTCTTACACTCCGTAGTAAGGAATTTTCTTGGTTGTGCCAGCAATGACCACCGAAACATAGCCTTCAGGATTCAATGGCAGACTTGGATCAGGCATGGCAGCCGTGTTGCTCGTAGCCAGGTTTGCAAACAGGTTAGCCGTCACGGTGACATTAGCTGCCTCTAGGTTTGCAACATTGATCGTGCCACCAGTAATTGCTACGTTACTAGCGTCTTGGGTAGACATAGTGCCTAAGCCAGAGACTTGGGCATTGGTAATGGCTATAGTGGCGTTAGAGGCGCTTGTGAGCCTTCCCTGAGCGTCTACGGTAAAGACGGCTACCGTAGCAGCATTGCCATAAGTGGCAGGCGTGACAGCCGTATTAGCCAGGAATACGGTGACATTGGCTTCTAGGTTGCCACCACCGCCTAAGCCAGTGCCTGCTACAACATAAACATTTGCTGCGGCAGCGTTTACATTGGCAGCCGTAAGTACAACCGTGCCTACTTGCCCGTTTACAGAGGTAACGGCATCGGTGTTGTCTACTTTCTCCCATACCGTGCCATTGAAGATTGCCCAGTCGCCGATCTCCCAGTCCGTAATACCGTCTAAGTTTGTGCTGCCAGCTACGTTGACCACATAGTAGTCACCCTGAGTGCCGACACCAGAGGCCAGCGTAGGCGTGTTTGTAGCGGCATCCCAAGTGCCTTTGTAAGTGACAGCGCCTACGCCACCACCAGTTGCTGCAAAACCGCCTAACGCCTTGAGCATGATTCTCTCCTACAAGCCATCGCCTGGGGTAAGGTACAAGTCGGCAGTGCCAGAACTTGTAATTGCCGTAAAAAACGCATTGGGAACAAACGACAATATCTCATCAGTCTGTGGCAACAGGGTAAGCACCGCCGTACTGTTGGCACCTACACCCGTTGGAATGACACAGTTGGTAGCGGCATCGGCAGAAACCTGGGAATAAGACAGCCAACAGGCCGTATTGCTCGACAGATTGATAACTCGGTACTGGTTTCCACCTATTGTCGTAGAAGGCACCTGTACGGGCGTAGGAGCCGTTGTAGCAGCTACCAGCTTTACGGTCTTACCCAGTGCTGTAAAAGCGTTAATACCCATATTAGCCTCCTGTAACTGCCGTAATTAGCTTTTCAATCGTTGTCGCTGCGGCAATAGCAGCCTCTTTAGCCTCAGTATCCGCAAGAATCTTAGCCCGAGCCTCTACTACTTCTTCTGGAATCTCTACGCCACGCTCTGCTTTGCGGATCACATACCAGTCTGTCTGTGATAGCTGGTTGTTTGCTGCTGCCTTAGCCTGGGCGATGAACTGTGACTTTAGACCTTTCGTAACCAGTCGCTCGTCTGAGTCCACCATAGCAGGCTCACCGTCTACCTCACCGAGAACTTTGACATACAGAGGATTACCGTCCTCGTCTACTTCTTCCCTGTCCTCCAAGGCTTTAGGCGTGTTGATATACACCCGAGTAGGTACACCGTCTATCAGTTGTAGAGAAGGGTTGTCAGGCGTTACCCAGTAAAACCTTTGGTCTTTCTGCTCACCGTCTACCACCTCCATAACACCCTGCTCTGCTTTCCACTCAGCACTAGGGCCAGAAGCAGGGAAGGATATGCTTGGGAATAAGGTTCGGATACTGCCGCCTGTTTTTACTATTTGGTTGTTTTGTACGATGCAATACATTTGTTACTCCTTATCGGGCAAGAGCGAATTTGAATGGATTGGAACTAAACGCCGCAAACACATAGGTTCCACCAGAGGCGTTTACGGAGGCATCTGTAGACCTTAGTTTGAACCCGTTAGAAAGCAAATCGGCTAGGTCAGTTGTGCCTTCTGCATTGCTTAGATTAGGAAACAGAGGGTCGTTATCCACATTGTAGCCCTCACGCTTTAGATCAAGAATAGTCCAGTTGCTTGTGGAGTCTGTTCGCTTGAGCATCACAAACGCTGGGCGGAAACCTAAAAAGGCAAAAGGGCCATCAGCACTACCATTACCTGTATAGCTCCCGAACTTGGAGAAGCCTTCTACCTCTGCGAAACAGTAGGCGACATAGTCTTCTGTGTTCGTGTTTACAGGGGTTGTATCAGATAGCGTTAATAATGTGGATGTTGGAGCCGCAGTCAAATAACCAGCGTTATCTGCTCTTGCCGCTGTGCTTGCTAATAACAGTCTTGTATCCCACCAGTCATCAGCACCACCTACATATCTATGAAACACAATCCATCCGTCTGTATTATCACGGTTTTTGAAAATAAGCATATCTGGGGTTACTCCAAGGCCATGCCCCACCGTAGCACCAGCAGTACCATTGCCCGTATAAGTAACAATACTAATCCCCGCAGTTGTATTCGCTGAGACTGTGCTGGTAATCGTACCTGCTGTGTTGCTTACGCCAGCACCGTTGGCTTTCCAGTTCCAGCCGACATAGGTTGTACCGTTGGTGTTGAAAAGTTGTGATGCTTGGCCTACTGTAAATCCGTCACTATCAAAACTCTTAAAATAAATCCCGTAGTTGTATTCAGAATCTGTCGTATTTGTGACCAATGTTTTTCCAGCGCCTCGTACCGCGTCATTAACTCCGTGGCTATAAGCAGAAGATCTAGCCTTAATCCAAGTAAAATCTGGCTGGAAACCAACACCAGTAACTGCAAGCGGATCTGATCCTGTTCCTGTGTACAACACTGTGTTGAAATACTTCCCCGCCTGTGTCGTGCTTGTTGCCCCGATTGTTGGTGTCGGCAGATTAGTAGTGACAAGTGCCTTAAACCCAGATGGGGCTGTGTAGGAAAATGGGCGCTGACCGAAGTTGGCTGAACAAACTGCCGTTCCCCAGAGCGACAAAGCAAATACAAAATCACCAGATAAACCTGTAAATGCGCTTCCTTGACTTACGCCGTTTTTATAAAATGTTAATGTGCTTCCATTAAAAGCAACACCAATTACCGCACCATCGGTAAACGATGCGCCGTATGATGTTGCAGAGGCGTTGTTGTATTTAGTTCCGTTGCTTGAATAAGCATATGATGTTGCGCTAGACCCAATATATGTTGAACTTAACGCAGCAGACGATGGACAAATTCCAACAAACATATTGTCGCTGCCAGTATTAGCGACAGCAGTAAACTCGCAATACCATGACCCAGAAGGTATAGCAATTGTGCTTACAAATGTTCTGTAAATACTTCCTGAAGTATTTGTAGCGTCTAAATTGCCATTGGACAACGAGGCGTTAGCAACAATGCTTAATGGGTTTAAAACCGCATAATTCCCCCGCACCTCTCCACCTGCACCTGTATCAGTACCAAATGGCGTAGGAACATCTACAAGCGAGTCATTACCAACACCCGCAGTTACAGAGAAGTTATTAGGAGTCCAGTTATTACCGTTACCAGAATAGTCCTTGCCTAATGTGCTTGCGGTGGTGTTGCTGTTGTCTGAGAAGTTGAGATAAAACCCGTTAGTGCCGTATGTACCCGCATACTTGATTGGTTGCCATACACCTGTGTCTGGGTTTGTCTCACCGAAGGACGATGGGGTTAGGGCAGAGCCGTCTATGAAGTTTATTTCGGCTTGATAACCGTCAAAATACTGATCCGAAGCATACCCAAGACCTATGCCTTGTTGATTTGTAGCATTAACATATGTGTCCGTATTTTGTGTATATGCTGTAAAACTTAGTGTTTGTTGAACGCCATTTACATAAATTTTTATGCCGTTACTATTTGTCGCTTGCGTTGTGTCAACAGCAAATACAATGTGATACCAAGCAGATGCGTCCCTAAAAACAGCATTTGTAGTGCAGTTAATAACAGTAGACCCAGGGTAATGTTCAACCCTTAATGAATCATTTATATTAAAGAAAAAATTTGTTGATGCGCTACTACCACTTGCATTAGCTGTGAAAATATAAGAATAGCGTGACCCATTGCTTAGTGCGCCTCTTTTAATCCATGCTGAATAAGTAAATGTCCTTCTGTTTCCCGCACTTGCTGGTGTCCTACTCAGATACGCACTATCCGCAGAGTTAAACCGCAGAGAGCGTTGGATTTCGTAATCCTCGGGAGCCGCACCAGCAGCGCCCATCATCATTTGTACGATGTTATCCATTATTTGAACGAATCCAAAGAAGACACCATCCCATGCCAAGTGCTACCAGCGTCATAAGAAACAAACACCAATAGATCAAGGCCTGAAGTTGTTAAGGTCGGCGCTGTGTTTGCAGACCAAGCCACATTACTCCATGTCTGCGTATAAGCACCACCGTTACTCAAAGCTAGTACTACGCCACTTAACGTATTAGCAGGAGAAGCATTAGCAAATATCCATGTGGCATTTGCGTTTGTCGTTGCGCTGTAAAAGTTGGCACTGGCTAGGTTCAAAGTAACATTCCCGCTAGTGACCCCTAGAGCGCTTCCCTCGACGCTGTAATACTTGAGCTTAGGTTGGGTAGCCAGATTACCTACAAAGTCCACAGAAACGTTTGTAAGGGCAGAATTAGCCACATTCAAGCCTGTGCTGGTTCCTGTTGTAATGATTACGTTAGAAACGTTTACATTGTTTAGCAGGCCAGCCGTTATGTTGACGTTTCCAGACTGGAAGTTTGTGACGTTGGCTGTCGTAATGTTGGCAAGTGTGATGGCAGCATTGGTAACAGTGATGTTTGCTAACGTTTCTACGCCGTTAGATATGCCATTTACGGCATTTGCTAGGACATTAAAGTTGGCATCAAGCTGTGACAGCGGTATAGATGCCGTCGCATTGGCAAAAGTATTGGGAATGGTGACTGGAAGTGCCATTTAGAACCTCGCTCTTAATTCATGTTCAAGTTGGAAGCCGTTAATCGTAAACGGCACAGTATCCCCTGTAAGGGTTATTCCTAGGTACTTACCATACATTTTTGCATCAGCCCTGTAAAGGTAATATCCAGAGGTTGCGCTAATTCCACCTACCCATCCTATGACTATGGAAGAGTTGTTTATCCAAGGGATAGGATTGTTCTGGTCATTGAGCCACAGCACCGTATTAGAAAAATCTATAACTGACGATTGTTGGTTTTCTGAGTCTATGAACGCCCCTAAGATGACTGATGCTGACCCAAGGGTAGCCTCTATACCTACTTTTAGCGCCTGTTTGTCTCGAATTGGGTCGCCCATAGGCCAGAGAGCCGTCAGAATCTCCCACTCTATGCCTGCTGTGCTGTTCTGATAGAACTTTATAAGGTTTGTGCCTGTAGTGCCATAGAGCAGGATGTTGCCATCTTGCACCGCAGAAACCGTGCGAGTGATGCTGTTTCCTTGGCTGGTAACAAACCACTTACGGTCAAAGAACACCGCCTGTATCTTGCGTTCTGTACCGTCATCGTCATAGGTAAACGTCCAGGCAGCGCACAGGATGTTGTTGATAAGCACCTGTCCAGCCGTAATAGGCTTAGTAAAGTCTATATCTGTAAACAGGCTATCAATCTCGTCGCTGATCTTAGAGGTTGTAGCACCTACTAGAGCGTACACACCGTACTTGTTCAAAAACAGAATAGAACGAAAGTAAGGGAAGATAGCAAATTTGAAGTTAGAACCAATAGAGGCAGAGACGTTGGTGTTGGTAAATAGCGTCTCGCCAGTGATTGAGTTGATGCGTACGTCAGAAAAGACGTTGATTGAGTCTTCCCCAAACAGGTACAGGAAGTTGTTTGCCGCAATGATCTGGGCGATGTCCGTTCTAAGAGTGGAGTCGGTTATCGTAATAAAACCGCTACTGACCGAAACAAAGTCGTTGTAAGTATCAGCAGCAGAGTAGTAAACCGTACGACCATCAGCAATCCAAGTGCGACCAGAAAAAGTGGCAATAGAAGAGCCGTCCTGATTAAGAAGAGTACAGGTGACGTTTGCTCCACTTCCACCTCCACTGTCTGTAATTGAAATTGACGGCGCTGCTGTATAGCCCGTTCCCGCCTCTGTAACAATAATTTGAGAAATGGTATTGCCTAGCAACACAGCCTCGCCAGTAGCTGTTACACCGCCTGTCTGACCAGGCGCAGCAAACGAAACAACAGGGCTTACATAGTTAGAGCCGCCATTGTTAACAGTTACAGACGCTACTGAGCCAATGTCTACAAGATTCGTGCCATCCCATGTCTTATAGCCGTTGTTCTCATCAATAATGAGCACACGCTCATTCTTCCATTGCACGATCTGCACGCCACCATTGGTAAAGGTGTTGGCATTGGCAATGTTGCCTAGCGTATTGGTGTCAATGTTGACGTACTGCGCTGAGCCATCTTCTTGGAAAGCGAACAGTAGCTCATCGTTATTGATGTTGGCTGAAGCCATATAGGTAACGGTGTTAGAAAACGTTACCCCACCGATGTTATCTGGCGCATTGACAATCTTGATGTTGCCAAAGCCAATAGGCTGCGCGTTCTCTAGCCAGGCAAACTGGCCTTCTTCAATCGCTGTACGATTGTTTTTGACATTGATGCCTTTGAAGTCTTTGCTTACAAAGTAGGACTTCTTTTGCTCTAGGGCTGCCATCTAGTACCCCGACTGATAGACAGACGGCAGCCTACGGGTAAACGTGCTGTTTAGCGCCCCTAGTATCTGTTTCGTGTATTCCTGCTTAAATATTTCTGACTCGCCATAACTCTGTTCTTGATACTTAGCTTTGTGCGCTGCAAAGTATGCAACAGCTTCTGTAAATGGAGAGGGTATCTGCGTGTCAACCGTTGCACCTTCCTCTAGCGGGTCTGGCAAGACTACGGTGTCGAGTTCTAATTCGTATGCTTGATCTGGCTTAGGGCCAATAAAGATGGTCTTGGCTCCGTACATAGAAAACCCAATAGGTCTTCCATTGTAGTTTTGCCAGAAACGAAGTTGAGCATTAAAGTCAGTCCAGGCCATGTAATACAAAGGCCAGCGACTATCACCCCAGTAAAGATTGATGTTGAGTACATCTATTGTCTGGTCGCCTTCAGGCAATGTGCTAAAGGCAATTGTTTCTTGATCGACAGACATGGTGTATGACTGCAAGATACGGCGACAACCGCTGTCTTGCACCACATGCGTTCTGCCCTCATTAACGTAGTCAGTTATCTCTTGAGTAGTCCAAAAGTTCCCGTTTACGTCATGCAGCAATCGCCGAGTTTCGGAGATGTATTCGTTTAGCGTTGGCATACATTCTCATATCATTGGAGCTGCTGATGGACTTTGGCTACGCTTCTGCCTTTGGGGGGAACCTTTGGCATTGGCGTAGCTACTCGCTCCACCACCGGGGCTGACAAGTGGACTTTTTTCTCTGGCTGGTTTGAAATATCTACCGCCGCTAAACGCTCTTTAGCGCGTTCAAGGTCGGTGTTCATTTTCATCCATCCAAGTCTTACGAAATACGGTTGTTTATCTTCATCGCCAAGCCCGAGAATGTGCTTTACGGCAGCCTCTGGAACCTCTATTTCTTTGTTGCACTCAAAGACGTATTCCACGTTTTTGAACGAACTAGAAAAAGTCATTCCTCGATTTTTGACGTAAAGCACTTTACTCATAGCGTGACAATATCTCCGTAGATTGCTACGTCACAGGTAACACCTGAAGCCGCAGCGTTCACGTTGAAATACAAGGCAGGAGCCGTAAATACATTGGCATTAGCCGCAGCAGACATCGTAAGGTTTACGTAAGCTGCCGTGCTAGAGCCAGCGGTCAGTGCTTGTGTATCTGCAACATCTACACCGCCAGCAGACGTAGAGGTATGAACCCCCACGTTTGCAGCAGTAGCAGAACCGCTGAAGTTGCTGATCACAACCTGACGCACAATGTACTTAGTGCCGTCCTGAACGGAAATTACAGTGTCTCCAGCCGTGCCAAGTGATTGGCCGGGAAGGAAACCAAGGCGCTTATACCCGAAACCATTCGGGTACTCACGGCCTACGGCATTTGCGTCCATGTTTGGCTCCTTTAGGTGTTGTAGGTGCCAGGAGCAGCCTGTTCACTGCCAACAACAACATAATTTGAAGTTGCCAATGCCGAGCCAACGTTGATAATCCGCACGTTAATCCCGTCTGAGATGAAGAACCCAGACGATGCGTTAGCAATTGGATTAACAAGAGCACTTGTGGCTGAACCAGTAATGCCTACGTTAGCAAACCCAGTGCCGTCAGACTTGTTGTTAACTTGGACAGCAACGTTAGCAACTGGGTAGATAATGTAAGCGCCAGCGGTAAGCACAGACGATGCACCTGAAGTCAGGCTAGTAGAGCCTGCTACAAAGTACGCCGCAGTGCTATTTGCATTTGCACCAGCAAGAAGGATTTTTGCTAAAGCGAGTGACATGTCTATCTCCTTAAAGTGAGAGAGAGTTGTAGCCAGTCACCTTCGTCATCGACTTGGGCTTGGTACTGACCATCTCAGCGATCATCAGAACGGCACCAACATAGCCAATTTGGAAGTTCGGGAGAGTAGACTCAAACCCGGTAAACGCAAACGATGCCTGCTCATGGATATAGAGCGACAGATAGTTTGTGTTCAGCAGATACAGAGTACCCTCTGGGCAGAATGGGTCTGGGTAGATAGGCACACCAGCAACCATCAGGGCGCGGAACGCAGCCTGGGGGCCATTGGCATCACCATCAAAACCAGAGCCAGGAGTGATGACATACTGTTCCTGACCGACATAATCTTGGGCCAACAGCGTCCAAGTACCAAAACCGCAGACACCAAAAGTCGGAACCTCAGCACAGTTCTTGACCGTGCCAGAGATGTACTGGAGTACGTTCTGACGAGTGGGGTTAACAGAGCCAGCGGCATACTCTTTTGATTTCCACCAGTCATAGCTAGAACGATCAATGTTGCCGTAGGTGCCAGAATCATCAACAGCTAGGGGTAAACCCGTAAACTCTTGATTATTCGAAGTGTTTTCGTACAAGGCCGTAGCCATTGCATCCATCATCACGTTGGTCGCATCGTTCATGCGAGCCTCAATGAGGGGGATGATTGCGTAGTCTTGCTGTACGGCACCTTCCATTCCGAGGAACGGAACTGGGCTGACCAGCAGCTTCAGGTTAAACTCGGCGTTATAAGCGCCTTGTTGCACTGAAGGTTGGGCAAACGAACCAGAGTAATCAGACCACTGGGCGTTTACAAATTGAGAACCCTGGACAGGCACCGTCACTGACGACACACCGCCAGAGGCGGTTTGACTATTAGCGATCAGCGCTGCCATGAGGGGCGTAGAGTTGTAAATCTGAACGACCATCTTGGGAATAAATGCACGGCGCGTAACGTAAGTCAGTTCCGTGTATTGTTGACTCCCAGAGGCCGGAATGATGCCGCCACCAATAGGCATAACGATCTCCTAAAAAAAAGCCCCTAAACCAATAAAATCACAGCCCGATTGGGCGTGGATTTTTCCTTAACTCCGTTAACGCTGCATGTGCCGCATCGCGTGCCGCACCTACAGGATTCTTCATAAACTCAGAAGTGTTGAACTTTGACATTACTGGCTGAGGAAACTGAGAAGGCGTAGGTGCCGCAGCCTGCTTCATCCACTGATGGTATTCAGCAGCCGTCTCATGGTTGGCTATCCCCTTCTCAACCATGATCTTCTCCACTTCCTTGATGTCGTCTTCTGATTCAACCAAATTCTTCTTAACCAGCGTTTGCCGCCTGCGGTCAAGCTCTTCCTTGGCTTCTTTAGCCCGTAGCTTGGCCTCTAGGCTCTCTACTCGCTTCTGAGACTCGGCAAGCACCGTATTGGTACGCTCTTCGATCTCAATCTCGGGAATAGGAACGTCAGGACGCACCTGTTTGGTCAATGACAAGAACTGCTTACGCGTTGCTGGATTCTCAGCCAGCGTCTTAGCAAGCGATGCAAGCTCTGCTTGTGCCTCTAAGGATAAGTTTTCCAGTGACATAGTTAGCCCCTTTTCTGTACTAGATCACTTTTTTGGTATCACCCGGCTTGGATAGAGTCATTTTGTTCTTTGACCCAATCTTGGCGGGGTTGCTCAGACCACCCATCTCGGAGAACCGAGGCGTGTTTACGATCTGACCGTTTTGCTGCGTGTTGTCCGTAGGACGGCGGGGAGACATATTCCCGCGTGGTTTGAAAAGTTCCATCGTTTGCTCCTATAGAGGCATTACGGGTTGTTGAGTACCAGGTATTGGTGCCTGAGAAATCGCTCTTGCTTCAGGAGTGGCACCGCCTGCCTGCGGCAAAGTCTGTACCAAGTTCATAATTTCGTTGGGCATCAGTTGACGAGTGCCAGACTCACGCTCACCGAACTTGGCAGCAATTTTGGTAACGACATCTTGCAAGGCTTCGCCTTCTGGAGACTGTACGCCAAAGGTCTGCAAGGCGTTTTGCAACATGTCCAAGGCCATCATTACGTTTAGACGGGCCTGCTCCATGTTTCCTTCCTGCGGCTCTGGGGTAGTCATAGGACTAGCCATAGGTGCAGTCATAGCATTTTGTTCGGAAGGGGGCGGGGTGTCAGGAACAGTACCTGCCATAGCAGGCTCTTGCTCTGCCCTTAGCATGTCCATCATTTCTCGGTTAGAAACAGCCATGTCTATACCTTTCTTCCTGTTTGGGGCGATTGTCAATACAAAGAATCTATCATGTCAACCTGACTAGCAGGTTAAAACGTAAATTCCCCACTTCAGTAACGAGTGGTGCGCCGCATATTTGAGCGTGGCAAACCGCCTTTTTGGGCTTGCCGGACGTAGGAAATGCGGCCTGTACCTTTTTCCTCACGCTTTAACTGGCTTTCAGTCATGCGCGGCTGGTCGCCAGAGCGCAGGTTACCTTCAGGCTGGTTCATTGACATTTAATTCTCCTGATTGAGGTGCAACGGGTTGGGTTTGAAGCTGTTGCAGTTGAGTTGGGTCAGGAATTATCGGGGATTGTGGCGTTTGAGGCTCAACAGGCGCTTGGGAAGCCTGTTTTTTAAGGTCATCAAGCAAAAGTTGCTTCATTGGCGGGTCTAGCATCTCGATTAGGCGGTCTTTGCTAATAGTTCCAGCCTGGAAGAGGTTAAATGCTAGTTCTCGCATGTCTTCCATGAAGATCGGGCTATTAGAGTGGGCATCTACCTTGACGTTAAAATCGTTTGTGAACTGTTTGGCGATGAACTTATTGCCGTCTTCGTCCATATAAACGGTATCGTCGTAGACCATCATCATCTTCAAATACAGGGTGGCGAGCTTTTCTAAGGCAGATTCGATCACCAAAGCACGTTTTTTGGCCCTAGAAGACCCTAAACGGGCTAGTTGAGAGGCGTGTCCAGCACTTCTAACCCCTGTTTCACCCCTACCTTGAAGCACAGAAACGATGCCAGAGGCTTCTGCGAACATGGCGTCTATCTCTGCAATCTCCCTAAATATGTCATTGGGGATGTCAGGAATGAACTGTTCGACCTTAGCATTGGGCATATCAGTAGCCAAAAGACCAGCAGCACGCTGTAGGGCAAAGTTCTTTTCATCCAAAATCCCCGTAAAACCCATCAAAGCGGTCGGTGGACTGACCTGTTTGTCAAGTAGTTGCAGGATTTGGGTAGTTCTTTTGTTCCTCATGTCCTGCAAAAAAACCAGGCGCTGCACTTCTGACTGCCCCCAGTAGTAGTCGTACTGTGGATTGGGCGCAATTTGAACGAATGGAACTTCACCTGGCAGGAACATGCTAGTGGCTGGTCTGTCGTAGATCACTACATCTGGATCGGCGATAGTGACGCACATGTAGTCGTCTTTATCGTCGTCGTATATCCAAAGTTCCCGCATCATCACCGTTTCTTCAGCCAGCATAGGCACATAACGGTTGATTCCAGCCAGATTAAGGTTGATGTTGCCGTAAATCGTCGGATTGGTAGCGGAAGTGATGACCCGATCTATTCCTTGGGCCTCATGCTTGGTTTGTTGCTCAGAAAATGTGATGCGCTGCACCAATTCTTCTCGTTTGGGGTGGCTGTAGAGCCTAGAGAAGAGTTCTGAGCGTGTCATGTAGTAAATCTGCACCATCGCCTCTTGGCGGTCAGTGTATGGGGTGTCTTCTCGCAGCACGCCCATGACGGATGGCTCGACCATGTAGGGGTGTATGCCATTGCGCCAGATAGGTTTGACAAAGGTGGAGTTATAACAAAATGACCAGTTCAGTGCCTGTCCGAACACCTGATCGGCGTTGGAGTTAAGCCAGTAGTCATAGAGCGCCTTGGTAAGTGCAGGCACCATCTTGTGGAAGTGCTTAGGCTGTGCGGCTCCAATGTTGATGGAAAAGCGGGTAGAGTCTGCTGCGTACATAAAAGCAGACAGTTGGTCTATATGAGGGAAGATTTTGTTGTACTGGGCGGGTGCCTCTTCTGGGCCAGCGCCAAAGAGGTAGTAGGCACGCAGTCCATCGT